GGAGGAACGATCAGGAAGCGATCGGTCATCGGGGTGTCAGCATCATCAAGACGCTGGATCGAACGGCGAATACCAGCCTCGCCCAGAGCAGCAGCATTAGACGTGCTGGAGTTGTACACCGTAGCGCCAGTCGAACCGATGTAAGCGTTCGTGCTGGAAGCAGACGTAGCGTAGTCACTCGTTCCAGCTACACCACCGTTAGAGATACGACCAAGCTGAATCAGGTCGGTATCAACCTGTTTAGCCAGAGCGTAACCAGCGTCATCCGTATAGAAACGGCGCAGCGAAGACAGAGCCTGAGTCTCGACAATATCTTCGATCAAGCGGCTGTACTCATAATGCTTGTTGATGAGAACCTGAACTTCGGTCTCAGTTGCAGCGATCAGAGTTACCTGAGTCGAAGCAGCTTTAGCCGAAGCAGAGCCACGGGTGGGTTTCGGAATGTGAAGCGTGTCGCCTTTTTTGCCTTTGAAAGACATTTTCGAGAACAGGTTAGCAGCAACCAAGTTCTTCTTGTAAGCAGCAACAATCTCATCAGACCAAATTTCAGGGATAAATTTATCCGCTGTCGTTTTTGTTACGTGATCGGTACCAAGAGCCATTTTAAATCTCCTAAATTAAGTTTAGTTTAATTTGGTCTTTAGATATTAAAGACCTATTTAACACGACCCTGAGCGTATGCAGCCATAATTTCATCTTGTAGCTGGTAATAACGATCTGGGTCTTCCAATTGTAGTCGGATTAAGTCCGCCCTTCGATAAACCTTAGCAGATGTAGCACCAGTATTAGAACCAACATCCACAGTTGCTGATTTTACAGCAGCTTTTTGAGCTTGCTTAGCCTCTGCTTGAGCAGGAGCCTGAGCCTGTGTCTGTTGCGGTTGAGGTTTAACATACCTCCACATACTCAATAACTCAGAAGCTGAATCATAATCCAAGTTTGCATCAGCAGCGGCGTATAAACGCACACGTACTGGAGAGGCTTGAACCCACTCCGCAAAAGCTGGATCAGTCACAGTCTGGTCAAAGTCTGGGAACTCTGTCTTTAACCTATTCAACACTTGCACCTTGCGAATCTCAGCCGTTTGTTCCTTGGCCTGCTTTACTGCCGGGTGCTCTTCTACTGCTTTGCTAACAAACTTCTTTGGATCCTCGAAGAAATCGATCTCGTCTTCTTTTGTGGCTGTCTCTTCAGCTTTAGGCTTTTCGAGTTGTCGCTTGATAAGATCATCAGCTAGCTTGCGTACTTCTCCAACTTCTTGGGCCTGACGACCAATGAGCTTCTCAGCTTCTTGGTGCATCTTGATAATATCATCAAGACTCTTGCCCTTGTACTTGGAAGGAATATTATCCTCTTGCGGAGGAGCCTGTTCCTGTACGGTTTCAGTCTGAGTTTGTTCAGCTACTTGCTGAGTCTCTTGCTGAGTAACATCTGCTGCTTCAAATTCTTCTTCTTGCGCTTCGGTAAAAGATGCTGCCACATTATCCTCCTGTCCACAATGGATTCTAGGAAATTTAAAATGTCACTTGGAATCAGCTTTGCTGCTTCTTGTAAGCGACCCTTGTTGCCTCCTCGTGTTTTCTAGCCCACGAATCAAACGCTGAAGGAAACGCACCTGTGATGCCCTCCAGACTGATACGGGGTGACGAGATAATACGAGAAGCTTCATTGCGACAATGAGGGCATTCTATAGACCTGACCTCATCATCAACAAACTTTTCTGTTAAATGACCTTTTGCACACTTGAACTCAAATATCCGCTTCATCTGTCAACTCCCTATAGGCTTCTTCCGAAGTTTGCTTAAGGTTTATTATCCAGTTGAGGATATCTAACTGTCCTTTGGTGTAAAACAAGTCTTCAACACCAGTCAATCTTTCGATCTTATCGTAGGCATCGGTCATTTTCTCGATGTCTTCAATCAGATCTTTCCATCCCTTGGAGGCCATCATGTCAAACCTGGCCTCGTAATACTCTTGTATGGCTTTATCCACAGTTTCTCCTATCTAGGACTGTGTTGTATTTCTACA